CGTATGAGCAAGTGATTCGTCGGAAGCGACAGCCTCGTCAGAAAGGTCCAGACCCAACCTGTAGTTGGGTTGCCGATCTGCCAGACGCCGCATGTAGGCATTGAAGTCTCCTTTGCGGGGTTTGCGTTGTTTGTACACGTGAACTATGCCAGCCTTGGCGAAACTGAATTTGAGCGTCTCGAAACTTGTGACACTTTCATGATCAAGCAAGCTCACGACTTCGTGTAACCGGGGCATGTAGCCCAGCTTCTTTATGGCCTCCTCACGCTTAGCTTCTGGAAATAGGTAGCTGTAGCAGAACTTGCGCGAAGCGTTGTCTATCGTCTGCTCACGTGTGCGTCTGCCTTTTCCTTTGGGAAGCTTGACGAGAGCCCTGGGTCTGATGTCCACATTGTGTGCGGCACCTCCTGGCAACTTGACCTGAACGCAGAGATCACTCTCGAAATGGAACGACTGTGATGTGGTGATCTCTTCAGCTTCGATGGTTGGAATATGTTCGTCAGGTACTGTCAAGTAACTCAACTCACTATGCGTACTGCAGGCACTGTCAGGTCTCGGCACTTCCTCCGTCACATTGCTGGTACTTGGTTCCACGTCATTGGTTATAGATCGCTGAAGAAAACTAAGCTTAGTGCCCCAAGCGTTAACCGCAGGCGGAGGAGCAGTTTTAACAGATGATGTGTTACATCCCAAGGTCGGGTAAGCAACCCTTCCCATTCCGGACCGAACCACCTTCTTGATTTCAGGGTATTTGATTGTATCAAAGGTCGTAGTCGACGCATTGATGTATGATTTGGGTACCCATTCACCACCGTAAGTGTTCGTAATAAAGGGAAGTGCTGTTTTGTAATCCGTATAAGGCCCCGGGGTGCTTGTTTGCACGAAAACATCTGTGATCCGTTGCAGGTTCTTTTCCGCTCTGTAGTAAGGCGCTTGTTTTTCCCAGCCTTCCTGTAGCTTCTTGGCGATATTGATTGCGGCCACCGGAATGTAGTCAGAGACTTGCCCCATCAACCTGCCTTGGCGCGTGCCGTAAGCTTGCTCCAAGCTTTCATGTGTCAGGGGAAATGCACGGCCGATGATGGCGACTCCGTCTCGACTCCACTCTGTACGACCGACTCTGCCAGCTACTTGAGTTATTTCACTGATGTTGATGTCTCGTGTCATGTCCGCCTCCTGAGCGCCGAAGAACAGCTTGAAATCTTCTTCATTGCGAACGTCTTCCACACCACTGTAATTGACTGATGGTCGGTATCGTTGTCCATTGTCAGCGACCACGTTGCAGTTTAGTGTCACACTTTCTTGAAGTACTTCAGTTGCGAGCACGACTATCTTGTGGCCTTTGGTGACCTCGGGGAGTTGTTCTTCCGGGAAGTTGACATGTTCGAGACTTTGTTTCCATTCGTAGCATGAGCCGCGAACTTTGATGATGACTCGGCACTGCTTGTCG